GTTTCGGCCTCCCGGCCATAACCGGCGTGCAGGAAATGCCGCGCGAACCTGTCGGGCAGATCGATCTCGTCGCCTTCCTCGAGCTTGCGGCGGCCGAGCCGCATCGCCCGCGTCGCTATGATCTTCATGGTCCTTGCCCTTTCGAAAAAGGACCGGCCGCCCCCGGGACGGCCGGCAGCCGGGGAGGATCAGGCGGTATATGCCGCGTTTTCGATCCACTGGACGATGCCGGTGCGGCGCGGCAGCCAGTTGACGAACCGCTCGGCGCGGATGCCGACCATGTTGTGCTGCCACAACGACACCAGCACCGTCGTCGCGGTCGCCGGATTGTCCGGCGCATCGTTCATCTGCACCGAGGCCTCACGCGAGGAATCGAGCATGATGCCTTCGTCGGCGAACAGGATCTCGCTGGTCTCGATCAGGTAGATGCGGCTTGCGGTGGCGCCCGGCACGATGTTGGTCGAGGTGATCACCGGGAAGCCGAACAGCGTGCCGCCCTCGGCGCCGAGGCCCGGGAAGTCCGGGACCCCCATGACGTTGCGCGAGGTGCCCAGCGTCGCCGCCATCGCCGGCGTCATCACCCAGGCCATCGACGTCATCGGATGATTGGCCGTCGAGAACAGGTTCACCAGGTTGGTCAGGTCGGTGAAGGCGGCGTCGAGCGTCGTGCCGGACGGCGTCTGGCCGGCCACGCCGTTGGTGATCGAGGCCGGCGAGGTGCCGGCGACGAGCGCCTTTGCGGGATCCAGGAACTGCGAGTCGATGAACTGCGCGATCGCCGCGATCAGGTCGCTGCGGATCAGTGCCTCGGCCGATGGATTGGAGAACCGCGCGAGCTCCTCGGTGATCACCACGATCACCGCGACCTTGAAGGCGCCCAGCTGGATGGTGTCGAAGGCGAGCTTCGACAGCGGCTTCGGCGCGCCCTCGCCGACCCAGCCGGCGGAGGCGCCTGCCGTCTGCCTGGGCAATTTGATGTTGAACGGCACCCGGTGCAGTCCCGGCAGCCGTCCGACGATCGATGCCGGCCTCAACAGCTCGACGAACTCCGAGGCCATCGACTGGTATTGCACCAGCGGTCCTGCCCAGGTCGCGTCGGTGGTCGTGCCGGCGGCGACTGCCGCCTTCAGGATGGTCTCGACCTCCGGCGTGTCGGTCCACTGCCTGGCGAGCTGGGCAGCCGTCTCGAGATTGCCCTTGCCGCGCGCCAGCGCCATCGCATAGCGCGAGAACGCCGTGCCCTTCGGCAGGTTGCTGCGCGTCACCTCGATGCGTGGCGTCAGCTTCTGCTTGACCGGCGCGGGCAGCAGCTCGCCCACCGGCCTGGCGGCGCCCTTGTTGAGCCGCTCGGTCTCGCCGAGCCGCACCAGGTGCTCGTCGATCTCGACGAGCTCGCCCTTCAGCGTCTCGTATTCCTCCTTTTGCGCCTCGTCGAGGGTGGCGCCCTCGGCCTCGGCCATGACGGCCAGGAGCCGCGCGGTCTTGGCGGCGCGGCTGGCCTCGAACGCCGAGATCTGCTCGGCGATCGGAACGTTCGTGTTCATCGATTTCTTCCTTTCGGGTTTGACTGGTGAAGTCTTGCCCGAGATGCCGGGCTGCCCGTCGCCGTCGCGCGTGTCGCCAGTCAAGGCCGGCGCGATCGCGTCGAATTGCTTGATCGTGTGGATCGACGCTTCCGCGTTGGCCGGAATCGTCACCGCCGAGAGCTCCATCCATTCCCAGGACTTGAAGCGCAGGCCGCGGCTGTCCCTGATCGGCTCGCTGTCGAGCACGCGGAAGCCGATCGACAGGCCGCGCACCAGCCGGGCGCGGATCTTCGCCCACGCCTCGTCGATGTCGGCGGCAACGCCCCTGGCAACCTGCGCGACGATCTCGATCCCGTCTTTCGTGACCGATGCCTCGGTCACATGGCCGATCGGCTGCCGGCTGTCGTGCTGCCACAGGAGCGGCAGCGGCAGTGCGAATTTCGCGCCCTGCGGCTCGACGACGTCGTCGAGGCGATCCGGCGTCGGCGTCGAGGCGATGCCGCGGATGATCCGCTCGTCGTCATCGACCGATTTGATGTCGAGCAGTGAATAGGCCCGGTTCATTGGATGCCTCCCATGATCAGCATCTGGTATTGCGCCCGCCTGGCCGGTTCCGGGCCGCGGCTCATCAGCACGACCGCGTCGAAGGCCGCCATCAGCGGATCGATCTTGGCCCGTCCTGCCGTCTGCTTGGTGATCAGCACGGCGTTGCCGCGCTGCTCGACCCTGGCGTTGCCGACCGACCAGGCCATGAGCGGCTGGCCGCCGTGCCAGAGCGTGCCGTCCTTGAGCTTGCGTTCCATGCCGGTGACGGCGCCGTGCAGCCGGTAGCCCTGCGGGATCGCCACCATCTGGCCGTCGGCGAGGCCGCGGCCGGCGAGCTCGTCGACCAGCGCCGCGATGCCGAGCGGATCCAGCCCGACCGCGCCCTTTTCCGGCAGCAGGCCTTTTTCGAGCAGCCGCTCGACTATCGTCGCGGCCTCGACGATGTCCTGCCTCGCGTCCCGGCACATGGTCAAGTCGCCGTCGTCGACGAAGTCGTCGAGCCGCGGCACCAGGTTCGGATACATCTTCCCGACTTCCGGATGCGCCCAGGCATGGCACCACAGCAGCCATTCGCTGGTCGTCCGGTCGCGGCCGAGCACCGCCAGGCCGAACAGGTCGTTGAGGCCGCCGCCGTCGATCCCGACCACCGCCACCTCGGACCGCTCGATCAGGCTGTCGAGCGTCAGGCTCTCGTCGGCCGCGTCAGGCCAGAAATGCGCGCCGATCCAGGCATCCGAATAGAGCGCCATGCCGATCTCGACATTGAGATGCTTGGAGCAGTGCACGCGCAGCTCGGCCTCGCCGGAGAGCTCGGCCTTGCGGAATTCCTCCTCGAGCCATTCGCGGTCGACCGACACGCCGAGGTTGGGATTCGTGACGTAGATGTTCGCCGGATCCCGGTAGGCGCCGGTTGCGACCATCTCCTCGGGGAATTCGTAGATCAGCGGCAGTGACCTCGGATCCTCGTACCTGCCGTCGCGCACGCCGCGGAAATAGTTCAGCCGCGCGCGAAACACGCCCGCCGGCGGCTCGTCGGACTGCGTCGACAGGTAGATCACGAATCCTTCCGGCCTCGACACCAGGCCGCCCGTCACCTCGCGCAGCATCGCATCGGCGTCGGCCCGCTTGCCGAACAGCCAGAGCTCGTCGACCAGGACGCCGGCCGCCTTCTTGCCCGTCACCGTGTCCTTGTCGGCCGCCAGCACCTTCAGCGTCGCGCCCGTCACCCGGTGCACGATCGTCCGGTAATGCTCGTTTGCCTTGAGCAGGTCCGACAGGACGGGATCGGCCGCGACCATGTCCATCGCCGGCCGGAACGAATTCTGCGCCACCTCGAGCGTCGGCGCCACGATCAGGAACTCGGCCGACTTGCGCCAGTTGCGGATCAACGCCGTGAGCATGATCGCCGCCGCCATCGTCGACTTCGAGTTCTTTTTCGACACCAGCAGCAGGAATTCGCGGATCCGCCGGCGGCCCGTCCCGGCGTCATAGGCGCCGAAGATCGCCGCGGCGAAGTCGAGGATCCACGGCAGGCAGGCCTCGCCGATCGTCGGCTCGCCCGGCGCGTCGACGATCCGGAGCCGGCGGAACACCTCGAGCGCCGCCTCGGCCTGGTCGGGATAGAGCGGCCCGAGCGGCATCAGCGACCGCCTGTCGAGGATCCGCTCGCGCCAGTCCGGGCAGGACGTCGACCAGCTCATTGCGGCCTCTCCGGCACCGGAGCCGGCGGAACCGCAAAGCGCTCGTGGGCCGCCAGTGCGGCCTGCCTGCGCTCCTCTTTCTTGCCGGCCGGCTGGCTGGTCGATGCCCCCTCGACATAGCGAAGCACCTGGATCGCCATGGCATCGCGCCTGAGTGCGTCGACCGTGTTGTCGTTGATCACCGCCATCGCATACATGAGCGCGGTCGCATATTGGGGCCTCGTCTCGAGCTTCGGCTTCAGCCTGGGGCGGCCCGGCTTTTCGGGCGCATCCTGCGCCCGAATTTTTCTGCGCTTCAGGTCCGGGCGGGTCTGGGCGCGCGCGGCGGTCACGGCTCGACCCTCCCCCCCGGTGCCCGCTCGGCCGCCTGCTTCACGCTGTCGTGGCACGTCTTGCACAGCGTCTGGAACGGGCCGGCCCAGAAGCGTGCGGCGTCACCCCGATGCGGCTCGACGTGATCGCAGACCAGCTGCGAGGTATCGGCAAGGCGCCGGTTGCAGATGCGGCAGGCGAACCGGTCACGCACCAGGACCGACCAGCGCAGGCGCTGCCACCGGGCGGTGCCGTACCAGGCGCGCCAGGGCTCGGTGCTGCGGCGGTAGCGGGTGCGACCCGCCTCGTTGCCCGGCGCATAGCCGATGCGCGGCTCGAGCGAGGCGAGACGGTGGGGAAGGTGATCGAGGCGACCGCTACTCACGACATGGGTTGCCGCAACGACATGTTGTGTTGCGCAAATAACACAAACGCTAAATGTGCGAAAGTCCTACACACCTCGATACGGATCCCCGTTGACCAGGACGGTGACCCTGACGCCGTCGCTCGCGGTGATGTCGACCACGATTTCGGGCTCGCCGGGATCGGGTTCCGGCTCGGGTGCCGGCGCCCTCGAGGCGGCCTCCAGCGCATCGTGGAAGGAGTCGTGGTAGCCCTCGATCAGCTTGCCGATCGAAATCCCGTTCGACCATGACGGCACGGTCGCCTTGTCGCCGTTGATGATCTCGCGCGCGCCGTAGGGATCGTCTTTCGTGTCGTTGAAATAATCGGCGAACTTGTCGTTCC